CTATGAGTATGCAAAGATAGGTGATCGTAGCAGCGGCGAGCCGTTCAAGAATGTTGTAACCGCATTGCGGCGTGGCGTTCGAGCCTTGCAGGGTAAGGAGTCCAAGTCTTCCCTTATGGATAAGAAGAGACGCCTACAGTCATTGATTAAAGAAGCCGAACAATACAAGGGTGCCAAGGTTCTTGAGGGCGGTTCAGTTGTGTTTGGCGCAATGAGTGGAGATAAGTAATGCCCAAAGGTCAGAGTCCCGCTAGTTTAATGAAGGCTAGGTATGAGATGTTGGATGCTCAGTTGGAGCGGATGCCCAAGGATTATTCCAACTTGAGTAAACTTCGTCGTAAGGTGCGAGAGTTCTTGAAGATGGATGATGGGCAGATGGTAACGTCTTCGCAGCGTCATTCTTTGCTGAAGAAGGCAGAGAAGATCGAGAAAAATATGTTGCGTCAGGATCGAATGGCGGAGAAGGTAAAGAAAGATCAGGAGCCGTAGATGCCAGCAAAGAAGTATCAGAATCCCAAGGGTGGTTTGAATGCAGCAGGTCGTGCTTATTTTAAGAGGACTGAGGGCGCTAATCTCAAGGCTCCTGTTAAGAGTGGGACTAATCCTCGTCGTGTTTCTTTTGCTGCTCGGTTTGCTGGTATGAAGGGGGCGATGAAGGATGATAAGGGTCGGCCTACGAGAAAATCCCTGGCATTAAAGGCTTGGGGGTTTGGCAGTGTAGAGGCTGCGCGTAATTTTGCTAAGAGGCATAAGAAGTCATGAGTGAAGTTAATAAGGCGGGTAACTATACAAAGCCAAAGATGCGCAAGAGTTTATTTAATGCTATAAAGAATCGCGCCACTCATGGAACGGCTGCTGGTCAGTGGTCGGCGCGTAAGGCGCAACTCTTAGCAAAAGAGTATAAGAAGCGTGGTGGTGGTTACAAATGAAGGCGTCTCAGAAATCTCTTCTTAACTGGGGAAAGCAGAAATGGCGCACCAAGAGTGGTAAGAAGTCTAGTGAGACTGGTGAACGCTACCTTCCTAGCAAGGCTATTGCTGCTCTTAGTGATTCTGAATATGCAGCTACAACCAGAGCTAAACGAAAGGGCAAGGCAAAGGGTGAGCAGTTTGTGGCTCAACCGAAAGCGATTGCTCGGAAAGTAAGGAGATATAGGAATGCCTAACGTCGATGGAAAGAAGTTTTCGTATACTAAAGCTGGCATGAAGGCGGCTAAAGAGTATGCAAAGAAAAAGAAGAAGCCAATGAGTAAGAAGTCTCTTCTAAGCAAAGGTTATAAATAAATGGCTTGGTATTTGACGAGTGGTGAATTGTATACTGGTGAGACACATGTGCTTGCTGGTACAACGTATAGCGGCAAAACGAGAACTCCCGACTCGCGCCGCTTGGTGGAAGGGCCAGAACCAACACGTTCTCGCAGCTCCAAGGGACGTTTAAAGGCCGATGACCCTTCCACTCCTGACATTAACGAGGCGTATTCTAAGCCTAAAGCCAAGAAGAAAAAGACGGCTGCGCCCAAAAGAATTGAGATAGAAGACGAATGAGCTTTACTCAAACCCTTTCTAAGCATGAGCGAGACTTGCTCCGTAGGGTGGTGAAGAAAGTACACATGCAACACCACCCCAAAGATTTCCAGACCGATTACGAGGCTGACAAGATTATTGACGTTATTGGGCCTGAAGTTATTGAACGCATGTTAAAGTTTGCAGTGGATCACAAAGTTGGCAACCTTTAAGTACAAGCCTGATGGTCAGGTTCTAAAAGACTTTATGAAGGACAGTACGTTCTTTCGTGGCATTCGTGGCCCTGTTGGATCTGGTAAATCTGTCGGCTGCTGCGTGGAAGTATTTCGCAGAGCACTTGCTCAGGAAAAGAATCAGGATGGTATTCGTCGTAGTCGGTGGGCAATCATTCGAAACACCAATCCGCAGCTAAGAACGACCACGATTAAGACTTGGCTTGATTGGTTTCCAGAAGACCAGTGGGGTAAGTTCATCTGGTCAGTGCCTTACACCCACCATATTAAAAAGGGTGACTTGGATTTGGAGGTCATCTTCTTAGCATTAGATCGCCCTGAAGATGTTAAGAAATTACTATCACTCGAATTAACTGGCATTTGGATTAACGAGGCGCGTGAGATCCCCAAGAGTATCATTGATGCTTGTACTATGCGTGTTGGTCGATTCCCTTCTATGCGTGATGGTGGGCCTAGTTGGACTGGTGTTATTGCTGATACCAACGCACCTGAAGAAGATCATTGGTGGCCCATCATGTCTGGTGAGGTTCCAATCCCAGATCATATTCCGCGTGAACAGGCTAAGATGTTGGTTAAGCCAGATAACTGGCAGTTCTTTACGCAGCCTTCTGGAATGAAGGAAGTTTATAATGAGGATGGTGAAGTAGAGAATTACGTTCCGAGCGATAAAGCTGAGAATCGCAAGAACATGATGCAAAACTACTATCCCAACCTAATTCAAGGTAAGACTAAAAGCTGGATCGATGTCTATGTAATGAATAAACTAGGCACAATCCAAGACGGAAAGCCTGTATATCCCATGTTTGTTACAGAAACCCACGTTGCCAAAGAAGAGATACCAGTTGCTGCCAACGCTCCACTGTATATCGGGATCGACTTTGGCCTTACTCCCGCTGCTGTTATTGGTCAGAAAGTTCGAAACAGGTGGTTGATTCAATCTGAAGTCGTTGCATTTGATATGGGTATCGTTAGATTTGCAGAGGTTTTGAGAAATGAAATTGCTACGCGCTTTGCTACGGCTTCCGATGTCTACATATACGGCGATCCAGCAGGTGATTTCAGGGCGCAAACGGACGAATCTACCCCTTTCCACATACTTAGAGGTGCTGGTCTTCGCGCATTCCCCGCTCCGAGTAATTCGGTTGATCTCCGCTTGGAGTCAGTTTCGCAACAGCTTAATAAAATGGTTGAAGGTAAACCTGCGTTCTTAGTTGATCGTCGCTGCCAGCAACTTATTAAAGGCTTCGAGGGTGGGTATTCTTACAAACGTATGGAAGTTAGCGGTGAGAGATACGCTGATAAACCTGATAAGAATATGTACTCGCACATTCATGACGCATTGCAGTATCTTCTTCTTGGTGCTGGTGAGGGCCGCGCTTTGATGTCTAATCAGAAACCTTCTCAAGTTGTAAACGCACGAAAAGACTTTGATGTGTTTAACAGGAAACCTAAGAGCGCAGCAAAGAAACCAAGCGTATGGTCACTTGTGCGTTGAACTTTTTTAATTTCTATGCTTTGCAATAGCAAAGAAGGAGTAATCCTATGTGTTTTGGAAAACCTAACAAGCCCGCGCCAGAGCCAAAAGCTGAAATGACTCAGGTCACTAGAAAAAGTGACTTAACGCCAACTGGTGATGTTACTTATCTAACTGATGGCAGTGAAGAGCGAGAGTCTGAAGTTAGAGCTGCTGAAGAAAAAATGGCTGAACTTGTTGCCGCTGATAAACTCGAAAAACAACGAGATGCAAAACGTGCCGCAGAAATAGCGGAGGCCAAAGCGCGACAGGACAAACTTATTAAACAAAGGCAAGACGCTGCGGAAAAAAGAGAGCCTGAAACTGAAAGAAACATAACTGAAACAGAAACTAAAGAAACACCTTTAGATACAAGCGAAATTGATAAAAGATTACCAGACAGACCTATTGGTACATCAAGCGTAACTTATCAAACCGTAGTACAGCAAAAACCAAGTGAAGCAGCTAAAAAACAAGAAGAGCTTGCATCTGCTGAATTAGCTAGAGCGCGTCAAGAACGTGCGCGTCAAAAACAATCCCTTCTTCGTAAACGCCTAGAGCGTTCCGCAGAATATGGATCTGGTAAGAAAGTGTTGACTGGTGAAGAGCGTGAATTGCGTGGTATGCGTGAAGATGCTCGAGTTACTGAGGCAACAGGTAAGCGTCGAGGAACTGGTCGTAGATCGCTAATTGCTGGATCTCGCGGTGGTATTGGATTCTATAGTAGGTACAGCTAATGCATGATCCCAAAAAATATCTTGAACGCTATGAAAAAGCTAAGGCTCATAGGCAAAACTTTGTAGATCTTTTTGAGGAGTGCTATGAATATGCGCTACCTCAACGTGAGTCATTTTACTATGAGACTGCTGGTCAGCGTCGAGATGATAAGATCTTTGATGAAACGGCAGTTGTTGGTGTTCAAGAGTTTGCATCTCGTTTGCAATCTGGCCTTGTTCCTAACTTTGCAAGGTGGGCAGATCTTACTGCTGGGTCAGAGATTGCTATGGAAGAGCGTGATCTGATTGATAATGACCTTGATGAAATCACAGAATACGTCTTTGAGATCCTACAA